TAAGCCCTTGGGCCAAGATGTCATCGGCTGTAAGTTCTAGCGGTGTTGCGCTGGCTCTGGCCAAGTAATCGTCATAATGCAGTTCGCCGCATCCACATTCCCACAACACACCTCGGCCAGAGTTGGCGGCTTGTACGGCTAGATTGTAAGCATCGGTTGTGCCATCGTTGTATTGCTCAAGTTCGTATTGCCCCGGCACATCCACATTGGCGGTCAGGTTATCCACTAGGCCAATACCTACGGCATCATAACTGGCCCAAGTTGCCCCGATTGGCAGATCATCCCATTGTAAAGTCGGGCTTACATCATCCCATTCAGTTAAGAATGCTTCACTAAGAATGTTCAGGATTCTTGTGCCGTCATTTTCTTTGGCGTATCCTGACGTACCCACTAGGCGGCGGTTCAGCTGCGCCAGCGGGCCAACGGCTGTAATGGAGTAGATTGCGATTGAGCCATCTGATCCGTAGGCGTTTAGGCTGATGTCGATGTCAGAAATCGTGCCATAAAAAATTTGCTGTGTGCCTGATGTTCCTTTGTCAATGCTAATCGCCACAGACTGGCTCAAGGCCACATCTATTGGATCATTGGCATCAGTCCACAACTCAATGGATGCGTAGCCCGGTTGCGGTTGCTCGGTTACATCAGTACGGCCCATACGGATTGAGATCGATGAGATGGTTCGATCGGCATAAGTTGCCAAGCCATTGAAAGTGACCGTTGGATACGGATCATAAGTTGTCACAATGTAGCCCCGACAAGGTTGACCGCGCCTGTACGGCGTGATGAATCTTGCAACAATCGCTCAATGCTTCTGCGAGCCGACTCACCATCAATGACACCATTCATAATGATTGTCACGCCAGAGCCACCGCCTTTATCAGGTCTTATTGAGCCAGATGTGCCTGCTGGATAAAAGAGTTCCGGTCCGAATTCACCAACCCGGTAAGGTTTGTTACCCATAATCGATCCACCAGCTGCTTTACCTTCTGGATTAGATGTAAGGGCATCCCATACTTTGCTTCTGATAAATTCTGTCGGTAAATATTTTGTAAAAGGTTTAATTTTTGCGTAAGCATTTGAGATGTTAGTAATGGCTCTTGCAACATCATTGATTGCATTGGCTGTCTTTTCTAAGGTAGTTAAGCCATCACTAGCTGCGCCACTGGTCAATGCGCCAAACATAGTCTTAAAGGCTTCGGCTAAGACAACAATGCTTCGGCCCAAACTGTATTCACCCTTGTCATTAACTTCGCCTGCTAACTCCCGGGCGCGATTGGTTAATCCTTGCGGATCTTCACCTGACATGGCTTTGGCTACTTGATTAACAATTTCCAAAAGTTCTTTAAGTTTAGGCAATAATTTAACGCCTAAACTCTCTTTCATTTCGCCCCAACGCTCTGTCAGAATGGCTAACTGGCCAGAGTAGGTTTCGGTATTGGCAGCTGCTGATCCACCAAACAGCCTTACAAGTTCATCTTGTACGACATTGAAATCTTTGGTTTTCTTTATGTTTTCATCAAGTGGAATACCCAACTTGGTTAATGCCCCAATGTTGCCGTTGTAAGCCTTGGCTAAGGTAAGCGAAACGGTTTCTAGATCTCGACCAGTTCCCGCAGCAATGTCTACTGCTAGGTTATTAAGTTCTTGAGCCTTTGTGACATCACCTGTGGCTCTAGCCAAGTTGCTTAAAGATGCGCGAAGTTTTACATCTGAAACGCCATAGCGAAGTTGTGTTGCTGTGATGTATTTTTCTGTGGACGCAATCTGGGAATCTGTGGCATTGGTTGTGTTCTGTAAAGCCTTGGCCAATAGTTTCTGGGATTTCTCATCCTCAATAGCAGCCTGTACGCCCTCGATGCCTATCTTGATTGCGTAAGCGCCAGCAGCAGCACCAGCAGCTACAAAAGCCCCAGCCGCCATCTTGCCGTACTTCTTAAGGTTGCCCGAGAATCCCTTTACATCGTTATCAGCCTTGTTAAGTTGCCGATTAAACTGGTCTACATCAGCAAGTAAATTCAGTTTTAGTGTTCTTACGTCAGCCATTTTGATCCCACTTCTTTATGACATGACGCTCTACTGCGTCTTTCCATTCTCTAGTAAGTCTAGGTTGGATTTCTTTAAGTTTCTTAAAAATTCCGTAACCAACATTGCCACGCCCTTGTGGATCGGATCGCATTGGGAATCGGCGGCCACCATTAGCAAAGGGTGCTGGGCCACCAAACTCCGAGCCAAACAATACTTGGCCAGATACTGCGCCACCGCTAAATCTTTGCTTATTACCACCGATAGTTACATTTGGGATACGGTCTTTATTAGCCCGAATTGTAGCTGCAACCTTTTGAGCCTGTAACGGGTATGGGTTCATTGTGTAACTAGATTGCAATGCAGTTGCTGACCATTTACTGATAGATGTCACTTCATCTTTAAGAGCGTTTTTTGATCCCTCATCCATTTGGCGAAATGCCTTGTAGAGGTTTCGTAAGTCCCTAGGGTCAGGTTGGATCTTAACTGTTTCTCTTGTGCTAGCCATGTCCATTCCTTTCCGCTATCAGTTGTAGAGCCGTAGTGATGTCAGTGAGTGACCATTGGTACAGATCAGACAAGGGAATCCCGGTACTTACCGCTATTCTGACGAGTCCATCTGCGAGTTCTCTTTTGGGTTTTCCTCGATCACCTCGAACGAGTCAAACTCATTAGTCACCCAAGCTTGCTGGTTTGGCATCTGCGTCTTGCCTTGAGCCTTAGCGGCCTTAAACATCATGCAGGTGATTACATCCAGCGAGCCTTCGTCTATCTTTTGCGCGACCTGCCTGACTGTGTAACCAAGTTCTCTTTCGATCTCGATCCATAGCCACGCATTATCGTCATGCACTTCGTACTTGTTGCCCTGTTGTGTAGTGATTTCGTACTTCATAAGGTTTGCCCTGTTCTCTCGATTATGTTCGGGTTACTGTTCCATCCTCGACTACAAAGCTCAAGGATGTGGTTAGTACGTCAGTAGCTGCGCCGCCAACGGTTGGAAATACCGGGAATACTTTGCCAGCAAAAGTGTCACCGTTTACATCAAAACTAAATGTAAGTGATGTGTCTGGCGCGCTTGATGCTGCGTCCCATAATGCCGAGATGATTCCCGCTGATGCTGAATCGTCAAGGTACAATTCCACATTGAGTGTGGCTGTCTTGTCGACGGTCTTGTATGCGCGACCCGATAGGACTTCCAACACCTGCTGGTTGTTTTCCATTTCAAGAGTAACGGTTGATGCCTGATCTGCGTATGACACCGAGTTGATGCTCAAAGTCAGATTCCGACCAGTTATGTATGTTGCTGGCATGACTTGCCTTTCTAGTTGGTTGTGACCATCTCGATGTTGAGTTGGCTGATAAGCATGTCGGCATTTCCGATCTGCTGGACTGTGGGTTGTGACCATCCACCCAAAAACGAGATGTTATTGGCTAGTAGATCAGTGACGCTAAAGATTAAAGTTTCCAAGTTGGCTAAGGCTGCTCGGTTGTCAGCTGCATTGACAATGCAAGTTATGTCAAATCGCACATTACAACGAGATCCACCAATGGCACTTACTGTGATGTAAGGCGATCCCGGCACAAGCACAATGGCAGGTGGCGTTATGTTCTCATTTGGGTATGAGTAAACTACCCGCCCGGCAGCTGCAAGAGTTGCGGCAAGTGAATCGCGGTAGGTTGCAAGATTAGCCAAGGTAGCCCCTAGTATCTAGGTGCTTTCCTAGTAGGCCTGACACCCGAGTAAGCATTGAACGGCCTAAGCGGTACGGTGCTGGACTTTGGAAGTCTACGCCTTGCTGACCTAGTGTGCCTGTACGAGTGATCCAGATGTCGCAGGCTACGGCTAAAGCGGCTTCGCGTACTTCTGGGGTTGTGTCATAAAGCGCGGCTTGGCTGGTCAATACTGCTCGGCCATTAGGAATGATTGATCGCTTAGTCACATTGGCATTAGTGATTGCAGCTTCAAAGAATGTCACGCCGTATTCATCAATACCTGTGGATGTAACTGTGCGTGAGCCGTCAAAGGGTGCGCCACACTTGCTGACCGTTAATGCTTGACCAACTACGAATGTATTGTCGTAGCAATAAAAGCGAGCAACATTGTTTGTGAGTGATGCGCCAGAGATAGACACATCATCAAAGATTAAGTAAGACAGGATTATGTTTTCGGCGCTATCTGCAACGGCTTGAACGATTGCATCAGCATAGATGTCACCAATACCAAGTACGGCTTTTAGCTCGCTTAGTGTAATTAGTGACATCTTAAATCCTTATCTATTGGTAAGTGTGTGGGGGACACAGGGCCGCATCCCCCACACTTCTAACTAACGCTGACTTAGGTCAGGTTAAAGCGACGTACTCCACCAGCGGTCAAAACGCCTACGGCTAGGTAGCCGTAAAGTGCGGTTTCGATTTCGCCAGTTGTAACTACGTTTGTTGACATACGCAAGATCGGTGATTCGTAGATTGCAACTGCAGATGGGGTGACAATAAATGCCGACTCATCGATAGTTGTTGCAACTGCGTTCGGATCTACATATAGATCAAGTCCAAGCACGTTGCCGCGTAGGGACTGTGGTCCTGCAACTCCACCGTTGTTCTGTGGGTTGTATGCGTTGTAGATTGGTCGCCCGGTTGTGTCGGTTGCACCCATCAACAATGACCACTGTGATGTACCAGCGATGTATGCGCTTGGAAGTTCGCCAGTTGCTAGGTAAGCAGCTGGTGCCTCTGTAGAAACGTAGGAAATGATACCAGCGGATGTTGCTGCAACTGCTGTGGCTTGTGTTCCACCTGCAGTTAGAGCTGCAATTACTGCTGCATCTGTTGCCTTGTTGTAAGCGCGGGTCATGTTGTCAACCATTGCTTGGAAAAAGTCTGGGGATGAACGTTCTAGTAGTTCTACCGAGTAACGTTGCATTCCTGCAAACTTGTTTACGTCTAGGTTGACGTATGAGGACACAATTCCAGTTTCTGACGGGCCAGCACCTTCGTTGGTGTCAGCTACAGTGCCACTGGTTGTGATTTTTGGATGGCTGATAACCATGCCTGATGCAGTGATGGCGCGTGAGCCGATTGCATCGATGGCTGGTCGTGAGCCGATGGATGTGTCAATAACGCTGTTTACATACTGCACTGGGGTGAACGCTGGGTTCGTGCTGAATGAATCGTCAGCTGCCATTACATACTGGGCTGAATCGTGATTTCCCAATTTAGCCTTGACGCTGTGTTCCAAGTACGAGGCTTGGCTGTTAATTGGGCTACGAGGCTTAACGTAGGCCACTGGTGCGGCGGCGTGAACAACCGCGGCTGCGGTCACTTCATCTGCCACTGGTGCGGTTGTTTCTTCCACTGTGATCTCCTGTGGTTGTTCCTCTGCAGGGGTTTCTGCTTCGGTGGTTTCTGGGGTTTCCTCTGTAGCTGCTACATCAGAAATTTGAGCATCCTTAAATGCTGGATTAGTTACATGGGCTACGGCTTCTAGATTGGCGGATGAAATAACCATCACACCTTTTTCTACTGTGTATTCATTCACTTTGGCTTCAATGCTAAAGGCTGGACGTAATCCCTCTGATGCTTCTACGAGAGCATCATTGCCAGCGCCAGTAGGTGCGATCTTAAAGGCCATTGAGATGCCAGCCGGGCTGACTTCCTCTGAACCTGCAATGCCACGACCTAATGGGCGTGTGCGGTCATGTTCCATGTTCAAAACAATTTGGCTTGGATCAATGTCACCGAAAGCACCAAACTCAAAACGTACAGGGCCAGCGGATGTGTTACCGACCTTTGAGAATGGGACTACAAGGCCCTTGATTGTGCGAGTTTCTACATTGGCGGCCAATACTTGACCCTCGAAACTAAGTTGCATTTGGATTTCCTCTCGGTGCTAAGTCCATTTCCTCACGCGCTTCATCAACATTGATTAAGCCGTATTCGAGCATCTTGCCTAGGACTTCGATCTGCTCTAGTGGGTTGCCGCGTAAGTAATCGTCAAGATCAAACCTGACTTCTTGCCCGCGTGGCGTGACATCATTCATCGTAAGTCTTTCCTCAATGCAGCTCATAAATGGGCGCAATGAGAAGTCAACAAGGCTTCGGCGCTCTTGGCTTACGTTTGAGTAAGTGGCGCTGGCTGATTCGGCGTTGATGTACCACGCTGGGATGTTGCACATACGGGCAATTTCAGCTGCAGTGTTTAGGCGTGATTCAGTAAGTTGCATCTGCCCGGCATCGTAACCAAAGGTAGTTACATCTAAAGGCCCAGATAAGTAAGCGGTTGAACGAGTGGCCCGGGCTTGCTTCCATTGTGCCAATAGGCTGGATACTTGCTCTGGTGGTAAGTCAACGCCAGAATTTTTAATAACCATA